AGTACGAGTTGAAGTCGAAGTACCCGGACGTGTAGCGGTACAGTTGTAATAAACAAACTTGTCCTGTTGTACATCTCCATCAATTTCGAATAATAAAGCGAATGATTGTTGACGCGCGTTACCATTCTCGTATAAACCACCGTTTACTAAAGTTTCGCCTAATACATCAATACGGAATTGTTCCGCAATCTTAGCGAATGTTAAAGTCATTTCATAACCTTGGTTAGAACTCGCTGAGTAATAAACTCCATTATCAGCATAGAAACGAGTGTTATCTCCTACTGTTGTTTCTGTTAATGATACAGCACCAGGAATACGTACAGGTGTTGCATATTCGAATGTTCCGTCCGGTTGTTCTGTAATTACTGCATAATGCACGTTGTTAATACCGAAATTTACTTTGTTAGTCATTATTTAATTCCTCCATTAATTGTATTTGTCGACTAAATCGACTGTAAATGTAATCAAATATAAATCCTCGTTATTCAAGTAAGTTGTATTTGATACATCGTATGGTAACTTATTATTTCTTAATAACTCTTTAATCCTACGTTCTGCTTGAATATCTTTTGTAGTTGAATAAAAATCAATATCAACTGTTGTAACTTCTAAATATGTTTTATCATCAGCAAAGAAATCTTCTTGACCTTCATCTGTATAAACAATGAATTGATTATCTGCTTTACGATTGAATTTTAAATACCTTGTAGGATAAAGAGTGTTTAAAGCTTGACCTAGTTCGGTTAGTGTTTTAACCATTCGTAATTATCCTTTCTAGTTCTGTAATATATTCCGTAATCAATTGCGATTCTACAGGCGCTATGTGAACTATAGGAGGAGTGTTACCTTCCCCATTAGCTTTACGATGTCCATTTTCTAAAAGATGTGTTAATTGATAACGGTCTTTATTGTGAATAACCCACGAACCTTTAACTTTGCTAGCTGTCCAACCTTTAGCATAAGAACCTGTTCTATTTGGTGAATCTTTTCTTAAAATTCTAGCCCCTTTTTTAGCTATAGCTTTAGTTGATGATTCAACTTGCCTTTCTAAATCACCGCTTAATAATCCTAATCCATCACGCAAACGATTAGCTAATGCTTCAACATCATCAATACCACGAACCGTCATACTCTAGCCTCCGCAACTATCGTTACTGTTAAATCTAATTCATTATCGTTATATACGTCCTTTACATCATAGATATTATTCTTGTATTCTATCTCGAATGACGTCTTATCACTTTGAATCAATTCTTCTAACGTAGTTGAATACTTAATAATGAATCGGCTTGTATTGTTTTGTTTTTCTTGAGCTGCTGCAAAGTATTCGCGTCCGTGAACCGTGATAATACGAGACCAATAACGACCGTAATCTTCAAACGTTTCAATCTCTTGTAATAAATCATCTTGAGTTAAAACACGACGACGAATTAAAATCCGATTGCGATACATTCCAGTCTGAGTATTATGATTGTATCTGTTTTGTAACATTATAAAACCACATCCTCTAAAGCTCGTGAAAATCCTAGTCCTGTAACTTGTGATAAGAAATTATTATCAAAGTATTCAAGTGCATCATTATAGACATAACGCGAACGCTCGAATACTAACTCTTTAAAGCGCTTGCTAGTTGAAATGTCAAATACTCCGCACTTAGCGGTTAAGTCTTCTACTGATGCTTCTAGAATACGTTTGAGGTTATCGTCTTCGTCATCACTTAACTTCATTCGAATTTTAAACTCTTCTACTAAGTCTTGTGTAATCTCGTTCACAATCTATACCTCCTACTATTCTTCTACTTTCTTTTTACGAGTCGGCTTTACTTTTTCGATAAAAGGAAAACCATATTTATTTTTATTAGTTGATAATACTTCAATACGTTTTTTATTATCGTTTTCGTAATCATCACCGACCTTGTAAGTTCGTTTATCTGTATCTAAAAATTCTTTGATAACTTTATACATTTTTGCCTCCTTATAATTCTTTAATTAATACATGTGAGTAAATTGCTAAAAGCCCAAAACCTCTAGTATCACTCGTTCCTCCAATAGTAACAGCTTTTATAGCGACTTGTGGATGTACAGAACCATCTACAACAAAACTTCCTGTATGAGATGAACCACTCCCAGTTGAACCATCATTAGATATAAAACCTCTTTGACTTGTAATTTGTGTGAAGTTTTGTCCGTCATAAGAAAACATAGAATAGTCTACGCTAGCCGCACCTGACACAAATTGAACTGTCGGATTAACATCAAAAGAATATTTTTTAGTTGGGTCTAAAGTAAAAACTCCGGTATTTACATCAACATTTACAGAGATAGGGTTATTATCTTTGCCATTAAAAATCATTGTTGTATCAGCAGAAGCTAAAATAGTTTGGTTACTTTCTCTCCTAAAGAAAACAGATGCTTGTTTTTGAACTTCAGGCAATACTATATTTCCGTTAATATCAGGCGAATTTCCATTGATTGAACGAATAGAAGAAATAAATTGTAACGCTCCCCATTCTGTTTGTTCCATATTGCTAGAACGTGTAAGGACAGGAATAAATGCACCATCTTGCATTAAGTCTACTTGTTGAATAATAACGCTTCTTCCGTCTAATCCAAATCTGTCAGTAATAACTGTAATTGTTGTTTCAGGAATATTAAATCTTTGATACAATTCATCAACGAAAGCATTCTCACCTGGTACATAATTGAACATACCAATTGTTCTGCCTAAAGGATATAAGTTAGGCGTTCCGTCAACAGGTATACCAGGACTAACCGTAAAAGGAATATCTACTTCTACATCTCCGTTTTCATTAGGCATGTTTCCATTTATACTTGCTATATAAGAGTCAATGAAGTCTGTAAAATCTTGTTGTGTTGGGACTTGACCTGTTCTAAAAATATTCCTTAACTCTGGTTTTTGTCTAACAACCATTTTTCCATCCCCTTTTGAATATAAAAATAAGCTGTGAGACGAATCGAAATTAAGTTAGTTGGTACATTACCCATCTCGATTAATCTCATAGCTTTAAAATCATCCTACTTCATCGACGCCTATAGTCCATACTCCTATGCCTCTAGTTATCGGATTCGGACCAGGCGGATTAGGGCGTAAATGTGATGTTAAGGTTATAGACTACTGCAGAATTATTGTCACGAGGCTCGCCGTATGCAATTTGTTTTAACGTGTAAAGAGTTGCATCTTCAATAGCTAAAGTTTGGTCGAACTTCTTAATTTGTACACCACCAACTAACGAAGCACTATAACGTGATGGGATGAAGAATACTGCTGTACCCGCCGTTACTGCACGAGATTGTACAGGTGTAATACCGAAAGGTAAGTTGTTAACGAATGAACCTGCTTGAGTCTGAATAGTATTACGAGCCATTACTGAAACGTAATCAGATGGGTTAACAACCATTACGATGTTGCCAATAGCATCTACTGATTCACCGCGAGCATCAACCGATAAGTATTGAACTACTTGATGTAATTCACCTACGATAGTTTCTCCATATTGAGAAGGAGCAAATGTTAATGTTCCCGCTGGTGTTTTAGGAGTTACGGCGCCTGTACCTGGGTCGACATCCATTGTTAAACCAATAGGCTCTTTGTTAGCCACTCCTCGACCGTTAATCATACCTTGTTCTAAACCTGTTGAATAAGATTGAACTAGTAATGTACGAACATAACGTTCGATATAGTTAGGTCCTAATTCAAGCATATCATTCGGAATAGCGGCAAATGCAGTTAATTTGTGTGAAGGTACAATACGCTCACGGAATACTGTAGATACTTGTCCTAAGATGCCCTCGAATAAGTTGCCCCATGCATAAGCTTTAGTAGGGTCTGAATCGATGAAACGAGTTACAGCACCTAAGTTTTGAATATTAAGAGTTGATAAGAACGGGAATTGCTGTTGTAACTGTTCGAATACACGGTCTACAGTAGTACGTGGTAGAATTTGGTCGTTATCAAAACCACCAGATAAAGCTACAGCATTAAAGAACTCATATTCTTCAGTTGTTAATACGTTGCTAGCATTACGAGCTTGTAGAACCGAGTGGTCCATCATCTCGCGTTGTGCTTCTTTCTTAATTGTTTCTGATACATCTTTAGATAAAGCTGAGAACATATTGTTGAATGCTTTTTCTTGTTCTTCTGCAGAACCACCTTGTTTAGTGATGTTTAAATATTCTTCTTTCATCTTCTCGAAATTGCCCATTGATAATTCTTTTGTAATTTTTGCCATTGTTAAATGACCTCCATTTTCTATAGGAATAATCCTAGTTTAGTTTTTTTGTTTTGAAACTCTTCTTCTTCTTTGTTATTAGCATCGTTCGAATCGTTATCATTCGAAGAAGCTTGTCGTCGATTATCTCGTACTAATTGTAATAAGTCATCAATTAATTCTACACGTTCCGCGTCGCTTAGGGCGTTGCCATCCTCTTTTAATTTTTCGAGTTGGTCAATACGGCGTACTAAACGTTGTTCGTCGGTTTCGTCAGTTTCGTTTTTAAACTTATCTGCTAAAATATCTAACATTTCTTTTTTGAATGAATCAAAATCTTCTTTAGATACTGATTTAACTTCTTTCTCTTCTTCCACTTTCTCACCTCCTTCAAATGACATGTTATTACTAAAGCAAGCAACATAAGATTTAGATTTATTCTCAAACATAATTTCGTCAATCAATCCAATACTCTTAGCTTGTTCAGCATTTAACCAAGTTTCGTCATCCATCATCTTAGCTAACTCTTCATC